GCCCTGCGCCGGCGGATCTTGAGTACGATGGGACTACGTTGCGCACACACTACAATCGTAGTGTAAGCGATGCGATGCGTAGTGTTGTCGTTTGTCATCGTAGTGTATGAGCTTGCGTGTGTACGCAAAACGTATTCGAGCACGCTGGTCGAGGGGTCGCGAGCCGTTTGCGCCCGGCTGAAAGGCGCCCGGCGGCGGGCTCGTCAGTCGTGCGGGATGAACTGGACGGCCTTGGTGGCGGCCTTGGGGTTGCGCAGCTGCGACTTGATGGCCACCCGCTGCTCGGGCGTGAGCTTGCGCATGGAGAGCCAGAACTCGTCGGCGATGGCCTGCGCGGTCGCGGGCACGTCGCTGCGAGACTTCCAATCGAGGCTGCCCTCGAGCAGCTGCGCGCGGGCCTCTGCCGCGGTGAGCGCCGTGTTGTCGGTGATGGCCTGCAGCATGGCGGCGATCATGCGGTCGTAGGAGCGGAACGGGTCGAACGTCCATCCCTTGTCCGTCTGCCTGGGCAGCGCGAGCACGTGCTTGGTGGGCAGCGCCTCAAGCTCGAGCCCCGCGAGCGTCGAGGTAAACCCGCGCGCGGTGACCTCGGTGGCGATTTCGTCATAGAACAGCCGCGTCGCGCCCATGGTGGGGTAGCGCATGGTGGGCCCGTATCCGTGGGCGGTCTCGTGGAAGATCGTCTTGAGCCCCGCGAGCCCGTCACGCTGCGGCTCGTTGCCGGCAGCGATGTCTCGCAGCGCCGCGAGCGCGTTCTGCGTGCGTGACTTGACTAGGCGGACGTGGCGAGTGCGCAGATCGAAGTCGCCGTATACGGTGCCCGCGCGGTTGAGCCGCGCTTTGAGCTCGAAGGTGTCGACTTGCGCGGCGCCTGACTCGCTAAACAGCCCCGACTTTGTGAGCGTCTCGCGCTCGTACCACGCAGCGACGAGCGCGCGCGTGGCTGAGCCGTCATCGAGCCCGCGCAGTAGCTGGTCGATGGCGGTGGCGAGCTCGGTGGCGAGCCGCTCGCGTTCCTCGGGTGTGATCGCGATAGCCGGCGGGATAGCGGCAGGCGCTGCCGGCGGGGCTGCAGGTGGCGCGGTCGGCGCGGCGCGTGGCAGCGGCGCGGGTGGCTCGAAGATGCCCGGCTGCGGGCGCGGCAGGCGCGCGGGCGGCGGCGGCTCGACGGGCAGCGATGGCAGCGGCGTCGGCGCGGGTCGGGGGAGGGGAGCGGGCGGTGGCTCGACGGGCAGCGTGGGCAGCGGCGTCGGCGGCTCGACGGGCAACGGTGGCAGCGGCGTCGGCGCGGGCGTCGGAGTGGGCAGCGGTGGCGCCGCTCGTGGCGGCGTGGTCGCGGTCGGCAAGCCCGGCAGCGTCGGCTGCGTGGGTGCAGCGCCGCGCGGTTGGATGCGTATGCGCCGACGTGGCGGTGCGGTGATGGGGCCCGAGCTCGGGCCCGCGGGCAAGCCCGGCAGTGGCAGCTGCTGCGGCGGCGCCGGGGCGAGTGGCGGCGGCAGCGGGCGCGCGAGCGGTGACGCTGGCGAGCGCGGCGGCGCGGGTGCGGGCGGCAGCTCGGCGTCAATCACGGCGTCGTCTATGATGGGGATCGCGCTGCATCTGCACGCATAAAAATGCGTGTCGAAGCCCGGGTGCGCGCGCTTGCCCGTGGTCGGATTCACGACGGGCGGCTCTGACCACTTCTGCCGCGTGCCCTCGAGCACCTTGTGATACGGCCGGACCTTGCGATCCTTGCTCGTGGCCCACGTGTAGTCAGTGATCCCGAGCTGCGTCTGACGCAGGCGCGTCTGCTCGCCGTGGTACTTGCCGATCGCGTCGTTGGCGATGAGCTGCGCGTGACGCTTGGCGACCTCGAACTGCGTCTGCAGCTTGGCCGCTATCTCGTCGGGGCGCGCGCCCTCCTCGAGCTCGCTCATGACGAGCTTCTTGATGTCGGCGTATGTCTGGTCGGTGAGGTTGCGCACGCGCAGGATCGAGGCGTCGGTGAATGCCTCGAGCCCCTCTGCGATGCCTGACTGCGGCAGGTGCGGGTCGATGCCCGTGACTGATTCGATCTGCCGGCGCAGCGTGTTGTCGACGTTTACGCTGACGCCGACGGCGGCCTCGAGCGAGCCCGCGCGGATGTCGGGGATCTTGAAGTCGACGGGCAGCGTGACGGCAGCCCCGTCGATGAGCCCTGACGGCGTGTTAGGCGGCTGCTTTTCCGCGTCGGTGCGTGCCTGACGCATCGACGCAAGCGCGTTGCGCTCACCTCGGATGATGTGCACACCGCGCCGCGCGAGCTCGGGCAGCACCTCGGAGAGCACGCGGTCGTGCCCTAGCGCCATGATGCGTTGACCGTGCTCGAGCGGCTCGAGCGGCGTGCCGAGCACGATCACAGCGTCGACGGGTGGGCGAGCCGAGCGAGGCGTGCGGGCGAGCACCTTGCGCAGCGCCCGGCTGACAGCCACGCCCTCGAAGATGGCCGGGCCCGCCAGCATGCGGTCGGCGAGTGCGTCGCTCGCCTGCGACCATCCGAGGTATGCATAGTGGTCGGCGTGCACAACGGGCGCGCGCAGCAGCGTCGCGAGCTGCTCGGATAGCGTTGACTTACCCGCGCGCGGCGGGCCCACAATGGCGATGCGGGGCCCGTGGTAGCCGTTGTCGAGCGCCGCGTCTGCGCGCTTGGGCTTGCTGTAGATGCGCGACCACGCGGCGAGGTGCGGGGTGATGGCCGCGCGCGCGGAGGCATAAATCGCGGTGACGTGCGCGACAAGCATGCGCGTGTAGCGCTCGAGCGCAGCCTCGGGGAATGGCTCGGCGTGCGGGCGAGCCGCTGCCATGTTGCGACGCTCGGCGCCGAGCATGCGCCGCTGCCGCTGCGCGAGACGCGCGCGGTTGCGGGCTCGGTCTGCACTCGAGCGGGCTGCCATGCGTTAGTTCGGCTCGGGCTCGTTGGGGTCGGTGGGCGGGTTGTTGGGCGGCAGCGCCTGCGGGTCAGTGCCGCCGCCCTGGCGCAGCCGCTCGAGCTCGGCCTCGATGTCGAGCGCGAGCATGGCCTCGCGCGCGTCGGTGTCGATCTCGTCGAGCTCGCCGGCCTGGGCGATGTTCAGAGCGGCCTCCTCTGCGCGGATGATGCGGGCGTTGACGAGTGCGACGAGCGCCTGCGAGCGCAAGTTGAATGTTTCGGCGGCCTCCTTCGCGCTGGGCTGCCAGAGCGGCGGGTACTCGACCTCGAACTCATCGAGCACGGTGCCCTTGGTCGGGCTGTCGTCTGCCGCCATGAGCACGCGTGTGAGCTGCTCGATGCGAGGGGTGAGGATCTTGGTGCGTTCTGAGCCGACTTGGTCGTACCAGTTGCGCACGTCGCTCTCGCCGGTCGCGTTCATGCCGGCGGGCGAGCGACCCCACAAGACAGTGGCGGGCATGCCGGCGGCAGCAGAGACGCGCAGCATGTAGCGGTCGAGCAGCTCGGGCATGCTCGAGAAACTCGTAGCGAGCCGCTCGAATGACTCGGCGTCAGCGTCGATGAGCAGCGCACGGCAGACGCTGCGCACGAGGTCCATAATCTGCACGCGCTTGCGTAGCTTTTCCTCGCCGTTTGCAGCTAGCAGCTGCAGCAGGTTTTTGACCCTAAACACGCCCTGCGACGCGTCGGTGAGCAGGTGCCCGACGCTCATCCACGCGCTTGAGCTCGCCTGCATGGCGTCATAGGCGCGCTGCAGCACGGAGTCGTCGAAAAACTGCTCGCTCGCAGCGCCCCAACGCGACGTCAGCACGCCCCGAAACTGCAGGAGGCGAGACTCGTGCACGACGGCGTCGAGCTTGTCGTAGGTGCGGGCGGTGATCGCCGAGCCGCGCGGGATGCTGAGCCGCATGAGCCGATAGGTCTCGACCTCGCCGAAACGAGCGGCGAGGGGCTCGTTGTAGTACGTCTCGGGCTGCAGCTGCGTGCGTCTGAGCACGGTGAGGTGCGAGAGGCGCACGACGCGGCCCAAGTCGAGCGGCTCGCGGGTGTCGAGCCCGTCATCGACGCCGAGCAGCACCGCGCCGAGCCCGTAGAGCCGAGCCCAACACCACGCTTGATGCAGCGCCGTGTCGGCGCCGAGCGCCTGCAGCGCGCTCGTGAGGTCTGCGCCGAGCGTCGCGCTGTTGTCCTCGTCGGCGGGCAACGTGATGCAGAACCCCTCGCGCAGCGCGTCGTCGGGCAGCTTTTCCACGATGCGGGCTGCGATGTCGTCGTCACTGTGCAGCGCCTCGAGCGTCGAGTCGCGCAGCGGCTGCCGCAACTGCGGGGCGTGGTGAGTGAGCTTGTCTCGCAGGGTGCCGAGCCCCGTGATCACGTTTTCCCAACCGTCGAGCCGCTCGGTCATGGGGGCGCGTAGCGGGCGAGCGCTCGAGCTGTCTACGGGCTTAGAGAGAGATCTCGTCGAGCGCCTGCAGGTAACCCGACGCGATGCCCGCGGTGAGCCAGCGCAGCGCCTGACTCTGAGCGTCGACGCGGTCGTTGGCAGCCCCGCGCGGAAACCGCTTGTGCTCAAGCACCCAATCCTCAACCCACGGCGCAACGGTATGGTGCGGCAAGTGCACCGACCCCGATGCAAACACGGGCTGCGTGCTGTAGGCCCGCGCAATCTTGCTGCCCTCGGGCTCGATGGGGATGATGCCGGGGATGCGGTTTCTGAGCACGTCCATCACGGCGGGCCCGTTCGCTTTGTCCTCGATGAGCACCGCAGAGCACGCGGGCCACTTGCGGTAGAGCGTCTCGATGGCAGCGATGGTGCCGAGAAAGTCGAGGTGATCGCGCACCTCGTCGAGCAAGTAGAACCGCGGCGCGAGATAGGCCCACGCTTGGCCCGCGACGTATGAGCTTGTTTCGTCGGCCTTGAAGGCGCAGTCAAACGACAGCACGATGAGCGCCGCGTCGAGCCGTGGCAACACGTGGTAACGGTGCTGCATCCACTCGTCGTGATAGATGGCGCCGCCCTCGGGTATCGGGTCCTGCTGGTCTTGGGCGCTCCAGCCCTCGGGCCCAAACTCGCGTTTGCGTCGCGCAACCTCGACCTCTGACCATCGAGCAGCGCACAGCAGCTCGCCGTCGGCCTGGCGCGGGTCGAGCCACCCGAGCGGCGTGGCGGCGCGCGTCGCCTTGCGCGAGTAGACCATCGGGATCGAGAGCACCGCGTAGTCCTGCTCGGCTGCCTCGCCCGCGAGGTCGCGGTCGTGCAGGCGCTGCATGATGATGGTGCGCGTGTTAGTCGGGCCCGGCAGCACGCGCGAGGCCATCGTCTCCCACCACCACATGCGGCAGCGCGCGAGCGCGAGCGCGCTGTGCGCGTCGATGGGCTTGATGGGGTCGTCCACTATCTGCCGATGGCAATGAAACCCTGTAGGCGAGCCGCCGACGCTCACACTCTGCCGTATGCCGCCCTTGTCGTTCTCGAAGCGGTCGGCGAGCCACGCGCGGCGGTTGGGCTGCCACATGTCGCCGTAGAGCTCGCGGTACCACATTTGCTCGACGAGCAGGCGGCAACGCAGCGAGTCACGCACGGCGAGCGTGTCAGCGTAGGCTGAAAACTGCCACTGAATGCCGGGGCGCAACGTCCATTCCCACGCGGGCCAAAGCACGCAGACGGTGGTGCTTTTCGAGCTGCCCGGCGGCACGTTGATGCAGAGCCGCGGCAGCTGCCCCTCGCTCTGCGCGGTCAAGTGCTCGCATATGGCACCCACATGCCAGTTGTCGACGAAGGCGGCGTTAGGCACAACTAACGACCACGCAGCCCGCACGAAGTCGTGCAGCTTGACGGGGCGGTCGCGCACGCGCCTCTGCAGCTCATGGCGGCGGGAGCGTTCCGCCATGAGCCGCTCGAGATAGCGGTTGGGCTCGGGTCGAGCAGCCACGGCTTAGCCGTTGCGGGCGCCGGGGTCTGCGAATCCGAGTCGGATGCCCCATAGCACAGAGCCCGGGGCGAGCTTGACGAGCACGCTGTAGCGGCTCTCGCCGTTGATCACGAGCAGCCCGGTAAACGTCGCGCTTGTGAGGTATACGTCTGACGCGGTGAAGCCCGGCAGATCGATGTCAGCGCCGATCTGACTGTAGCTGCTCGCGGGTGGCGGCTGCGGGTTGGTGGCTCCCATGGCGCGGGGCCACCACACGAGCTTAGCTTGGTTGTAGACGGTGGGCCCGAATGCGCGCCACGTGATTTCGAGTGTAACCTTCTGCGTGCCGCGCGGCACAGCGACGGGGTACTCAACCCAGACGGAGTTAGTGGCGTGCGTGTTGCCGACGGCGCCCTGGCTGCCGTAGATAATGAGCGTGCCGAGCGGCTCGGGCGGTGACACGTTCCAATGAATCGGGCGCATGATGTCGAGCTGCAGGTGCCGAATAGGGATCGCGGCTGCCGCTAACTCGTACTCGATGTCGATGGGGCCCGTGAGGTGCAGCTCCGTCTCGATTTTGACGTCTTTGAAAGAGCCGTTGATGGTCGAGGTGACGGTCTCGCATGTGATGTTTTTGCCGGTTAGGACCGCCGAAAAGTTGCCGGATGTCGCTATCACCGACGTCGCGTTGAGCGTCGTGACGTTGATGGTATCGAATGAGCCCGACGCCCATGCCGAGTCGTTCCAGCTCGCCGGGCTTGCGGGATGCGTGAGCACCTCGAGCGCGTTGGTGGTGTTGATCGCGATGGCCTGCGCGACAGCAGCGCTGTTCTGTGCCCACTGCGTGCCGTTCCACGTGGCGTTGTAAACCAGCATGAGCTTGCGCGTGGCGCTGCCGCCGACGTAGAGACTCGCGAAGATGCTAGCCGACGTGGTCGGGAAGCGCGCGACGAGGCGGTAAGATCCGCTGGGCACGTTAGTTGCGGCTATGAGCGGCACGATGTCAGCGGCGGCGCTCGATTGAGCGAAGCGCAGCGCGAGGTCGGCGGTGGCCTCGCCGAGGATCACAGCGTTTAGAAACGTTAGCCACTCGCCGGTGGCGTATTGCAGATGGTTCCACCACTCAGCAGGCGGCGGCTCGTCGACAATCCAGCCTAGCGAGCGCTTGCCGCTCGGCGGCTCGAGCTTGGTGCCGGTGGTTGCCCACGTGGGGATTGTGACTGTAGGTCTAGGCATGCGGTGATGGTCCTTGTGAGCCGGTGGCTGCGTCGGTGGTCGGTGATGGTTGGGGCGTGTCGCCGACGGCGTCGGGGGCGCGCGTGAATCCGTACTTAGCGATCGCGGCGTCGAGCTCGGCGTCGCTCATGTCTGAGGGGCCCTTGGTGACAGTGAGAGTCTGCTTTTGCCGGTAGCGCTGCGGGAAACGCCGCTCGAGATACCATGCGCCCGCGCGCCAATCCTCGAGCGACGCCGACGTGACGCGCTGCACGACTGCGGCCTCTGCTCGAGCGAGTGACGCCTGCATGTCAGCCCAAAACGTAGCAAAGGGCTGCTCGCCGTCCTGGCCGCGCTTGCGCCACTCGTAGTAGGTCGAGCGGTTGATTGACTCGGCTTGGCACGCGGTGGCGATGGGCACGCCGACGGCGACCATGGCGCAGAGCCGCTCGTGCAGCACGCGGTTATAGACGACACGCCGATCTGACTGTTGCAGGGTCATATCGGGGATATCGACGCCGCGCCCCGCGAGGTCGCCGAGCACCACTGCGCGCTCGTAAAGCTCGACAGTCGGGCGGGCTCGTTTCTTGGGCTTGTCTGTTTCGCGCGCGCGCGGGCGCGAGCGCCTGGCTTTGCTGCTGATGGCGGCTTTTTTGGGTACAGGTCGTGTGCGCTGCTTGGGCGGCATAGACAGTCAGACCGGGTGTGTTAGTAGGTGGGCCCTCGGGTCGCCGAGCGGCGGCATGCGTCGCACTGCGTCGAGTGCCGGCTGCGCCACTTGCTCGAGCTCATCTCGCGCACGGTCCCGCAACGGCAGCGCACTACAAACCAGTTTTCGGGCCCGGCGGGGCGCTGCCTCACAAACGCGCTGACTATCGTCCAAGCCGTGGCCATGGGGTCGGGCAGCCTCGACGGCGGCGCGGACGGCAAGCACGCGCTGCACAGCCCCCCATAGCGGCGCAGCGGCGGCAGCAGAGCCCCGCAGCGGCAGTGCGTCGGTGTGTCCGGGATCGGTTTGGGCGCCGCCAAGGTGAGCGCCTCATGGGTTGGTGATGCGGCACTTCGTGCGCGCGTGCAGGATGCCGCTCGTTGACGCGACGTGTCCGATGCAGATGGCAGCGGCGGCGTCGGGTGTGAGCGGGGTGATCGGCAGCCGCGCCCGCTCCATGAGCCCATAAGCAGCGCGGGGCTCGAGCCGCCGCGCGTCCTCGCGCTTGAGATTGCCGAACCCAAAGCACCGCGATCGCCACTCTGCCGCGGTGTACTCGATGACATGATGCGCGGGCCCGCCGCTGTAGCGCCACGCAGCGCGCCACACAGCGACGTGCTCGCGCAGGCGCACGACGGAGCCTATGGGCCCGCCGTAGGGCACCTCGAGCGCGAGCGCGAGCGGCAGCCCGAGCTGCTCGGCGAGGTCGCGGGTTGAGCGCATGAGTACGTGCCGGTGCTCGTCGGCGTCTATCTCGAGCTCGCCGTAGTCGTGCAGCTTGCCGCGCGTGTAGCGGGCGGTGCCCGACGTGCTCGCCACGTCGACGGCGAGCAGCACGAGCTCGAGCGGGCGCGGCGTCGGGAAGTCGCGCGGCTCGCCGCCGCGCTTGAAGTTGAGCCCGCGACGCGAGGGGGTGCGCGAGGGGCGCAGGAACGGCAGAACGCGTGCAGTCATGGGCGGCTCATGGGGGCAGGGGTTGAGCGGGGCGAGACGGTGGGCGCGTAGAAACACCCGCACGGGTTGCAGACAGAGAGCGTGCCGAGCTCGTCGGCGCGCTGGACGTCGACGTAGAGGCAGCGGCG